TCGCCAGCGAGTCGAAGTTGTACCAGGCGATCCACTCGGTCAGTTCCGCGGAGGATACGGATTCGAGGAGCTGCTGAACGGTCATGCCCAGCTCGCGAGCCAGGAAGAAGTAGAACTTCCGCTCGGGCTGGGCTATTAGTTTTTTGCGGCGTCCTTGGCGGCGTTGTCGTTGAGGCGGTTGAACCTCAGCACCTCGCCGGAGAGGAAATCCATGGCCGCCCAACTGAATGTCTTGCGCACCATGTCGGCATCGTCATCGTCGAAGATCCTCTCGCCGTTTTCGTCACCGAGGCCCACCAGCAGCAGCTGGGCGGTGATCTTCTGGCTGTGTCCCAGTACGTCGACCTTGCCCTGCTTATCCCGGTACTCGCCCAGCGCGGCTTCGTAGCTGTCACGCTCGGCGCCGCTCATGCGGCGGACGTACACCGGTTCACTGAGGTCAGGCACCGGAACTTCCTTGACCTTGTTGGATTCGCGAACTGCCGCGAGCAGGCGTTCCTTATAACTCATGATTGCTCCTTAAGCCCCGCCGTCGTCGGTGGCGGTGTCGCCGTCGATGAGCAGGTTGAAGGTGGTGTTGACGCTGTTGTCGATGCTGCCGTTAGCGCCAGGCTCATTGGTGAAGTAACCGCTCATGGTCCAGGTCTCGCCGGTCGGCGCCGTCACCTTGATCGTCTTGGTCGCGCGGGCTGCCACGGCCGCCCGGCAGGCACTCTGCCCCGGGTCGGACATATCGGTGCGGGCGTTGAGCACCAGCATGGCCTGGCTGAGTTTCCCGGGCTTGGACTTGGCACGCTTACCCTTGAGCGTGCTGAAATCCTGCTGGGTGACCTCACCGCCCTGGATGTCGAAATCGATCACCTCGGCGATCTCGGTATCCGGGGTGCCCGGCGTGGTCTCGTCGATTTCAAACAGAAAGTCGTTTGCACTGATGGCGCCCATGGCGGCCTCCTATGAGTAGAACCAAAGTGTGAAGTCGACAACGAAGCGGCGCAGGCCACTGTCCCGTTCGAACTCCGGTTGGGTGCTGTTGATGACAACGGAAATCGGGGCGAGCACACCGAACTCCTGATTGGCGAAATCAGCCCAGAGGGTGGGCTCTCCCAGCCATGCCGCGACCGCACCGGAGTCACCCGTGAGCAGCGCGTCCTGCACGGCGGTGGCCACCTCGTCGGCCTCGGCATGGCTTTTCGACCAGACGTCCAGCTGCCACCGCTGGCGTTTCAGAGAGCTGCGGCCGCGCAGGTGGTTTTGCGGGTCGTCGAACACGCAGACGAACGTCGCGCACGGGAACTCGACGTCCTGCGGCGCCTGGTCCTGGTAGACCCGGTCCGCCAGCAACGCAAACGCCGGGGCATGGGTCGCCACCAGGGCGCTGATAATCGGGGCGCCACTGATCATTTCTTGTTCGCCTCCTTAGCGATCATGGTGCGGATGCGCTTCTCGCCCTCCTGCACCGCCTCCACCTTCTTGGCCTCGTAGGCTGGGCGCAGGAACGGCTGGGCGGTGATGCCGGGGTGATTCACCCGGGAGAAGACCTTGCCGTCGAAGGCGACCGGCTTCTGCTTGCGCTTACTGCCGCGCTTGGGCTTCGAGGGGATGAAGTGCGCCTGGGTGCCCAGCTCGATGAACCGCAGATAGAACGCCTCATCGAAGGGGCCGACCCAGCCGTAGAATCCACCGCCGCCGGGCAGCTTCTTGATTTTGTACCGGATCCCCTTGCGACCCTTGCCGGTACGTTTGGGCGCGCGCCGGCGCATCTCCTTGCGGATCACCTGGGCCATCTTCGCGGCACCGGCGCGCGAGATCTTGGTGGCGACCTTCCGGTCTAGATTCTTGAGCTCGCGGTTGATCTCGCGCAGCCCTTTGATCTCGACGCCCGAGCTAGCCAATTCGCTCACCGGCTTCGCACATGATCACCAACTCCGCGTGGCGCTCCACCGGGTCGATGACTGAGACGATGTTGTAGGCGGTCCCTCGGTATACGGCGCGGCACTTCGGCGTCATGCCGGCCAGAGCGTCGGAGTAGCGCACACGGATCCGTACTTCCACCGAGCTGTTCTCGCCTTGGGCTTGGAAGAACTCCCGGCCGTTTAGGGGCTCGACGGCCGCCCACTGGGTGGCGATGTCGCCCCATTCGGTCTTACGGTCGCTGTAGCTATCCTTAACGACCGTCGGCGCCTGGAAGGTGACGCGCTTGTTCAGACGGCCGGCGCGCACTTACTTCGCCTTCTTGCTGGTGGTGGCTTTCGCCGGCGCGCCCGCCTTCTTCGCCTTGCCGTCCTTGATCAGGCCGGCCGCGTAGGGCTGGTCGACCGTGAATTCCTCGTTGACCGCCACCGGCTTACCGCCGATGGTCAGTCCCTTCTTCAGGGCAATCAGTCTCATGGTGTCCTCACAGAAAGGTGCGATAGGGGAACAGCAGGGACTCCACCGCCATGGGAAGCTCCGCCACAGTGGTGCCGATTACGGATGCCTCGCGGTTTTCGTACCAGTGACCAACCAGCAGCAGGATGGCCTGCTTGATCGGCGCCGGTACCGCGGCGACATTCTCATATCCGGTCTGGGCTCTCACCGTCACCGCGTCCAGGCGGTTGGCTACCGCCGGCCAACTGCCGTTCGGCGCGATGCGCGCCGGGGGCGCCAGCACCACCTGGTAGTCGGTGAGGGCTTGTGTGTCCCCCTGGGGGTTGATGTATTCGACGCTGTCGATGGCTCGATACGGGCCGCCGGACAGCGGGAGATAGCCCGCCGGGAAGGCAGGCAGGATCAGTGACCACTCTTGCGGCATGATCGCCAGGTGGCAGCCAACCTCGACGTGTTGCCGAGCGGCGGTGATGAGCGCCGAGATATAGGAATCATCCTCGTCGCCGTCGACACGCAAATGATCCTTGGCATCAGCCAGGTCGATCGGTTCGCCCGCCGGTGGAGTGGTCACTGTCCAGGCCATACTATTCCTCGCGCTCCCGGGCCAGCTCCTTGGCGCGAGCAACGGCCGCGGCGTGGGTGTCGACTTCGCCCGCACTCTCCGCCGACGCCACAGTCGCGGCATCGGCCACCACCAGGTCGTTGGCGTGATAGCGCTGGCCAGAGATGGTGCAGTCCACCAGCACACGGGCTTCGGCAACTTCGCCGGGCTCCGGGTCGTTGGCTGGCGCAGGGTCGTCACCGCCGCCGGAATCGTCCTTCTGGGATTCATCCTGGCCCTGCTGGGCGTTCTGCTGGCCCTGGTCAGACTGGTCGCCAGGGGCGGCCTGCTGACTATCCTGGCCGTCCTGCTGAGCGCCCTGCTGGGCTTCGGTGTCGTCCCGCCGGACTTCGTCCTTCTGGGATTCATCCTGGCCCTGCTGGGCGTTCTGCTGGCCCTGACGCTTCTGCGTCCGTGATTGTCGAGCCATGATCATGTCCTCCACTGGCGGCCCCGTAGGGCCGCCGTTCTGGTGGGTTTACGCCGCAGCGCCGTGCTGGAAGTGCTTCACCGCACCGCCCACGTCAACGTGGTTACCGCCAGAGCGCATCCAGGCCAGAAAGCCGACCTGACCTTTCTTCGCGTAAGCGGAGTCGTTGAAGCGGAACAGGGTGAATGCCATCACATCGCGGATGATGTAATTGCTGAAATCGCCGTAGAGCATGGACTTGGCGTCCGGTGCCGGTTCGGCCATGTGCTGGTTAATGGTCAGCGGGCGGCCCATCAGCTCAGCCGGCACACCGCCGCGGATGCCACTGTCGTAGCTGGGCAGGTACAGCGGGCGCCCTTCGTTGTCGACCAGCTTGCGGATCATCTTCACGCCGCTGTCGTGCATCATCCAGCGGTCGTTGCCGTTCCGGTACGCCGGGTCAACGGAGTGCTGCAGATCCAGCAGGTCGTTGTAGGTCACCGCCGCGGTGGCGGAGGTAGCCCCGACCTTGCCGGCGGCAGACGCAGTGACAATGCCGGTGGGCTGGTTCGTGCCGGTGCCGACGGTGAACAGGCGGTTGGTGATCCGGCCCAGGCGCTGCTCGATGCGGCCGCGAACGAACGCCTCGATGTCGACCCCGGAATCCTGGATCAGCTCGATCGGCACGGTGATCACCTTGGAACTGAACTTGTACACGTTCAGCGCCTTGGTGCCGAAGTCCGGATCCGCGTCGGTGGCGGCCGTGTTCTCCGGGACAATTTCACCTTCCTCGCTGGCGCCGTTTGAGGTCGGGTAGTTCATCTGGCCGCCGGCCTGCGTCTGGATCACCGTGCCCACCTCGCGCATGCCGCCGTAGGCCTTGAGGGCCTCCAGGACCTGCGTTGCCCATTCTTCGGGCACGGTGTAGCCGCCCTCGTCGCCGGTGCCGGTCGACATGGTGTTGCGGACCGCGTGCCAATCCTCGGCACTCAAAGCGGAGTCACCGCCGCGCAGCCACTTGTCGAACACCGGGTTGCCTTGCTCACGACGA